TCCTGACGGCTCGCTCTTGCTTCTCCGAAACAACAATGCCGCGCGATTCGTGGTGGTGAAGCATGCGGCCACTGGATCGGGGCAGATCTTGCTGGATCGGAGCGCGGATTACGTGCTCGACGATACGAAGAAATATCTGCTAATCCAGCGGCGCGGGACGGATTGGTATGAAGTAGATCGCTCTCCGGCTCGTCTGACGATGCCGGTGGTGACGAAGTCCACGACCTTTACTATTGCCAAAGAGCATCACGGCCACTTGCTGCTCTGTACGGGGGCCGGGATGACCATCAATGTGCCAGCCGCCGCCACGTTGGGAAATGGGTTTACGGCGGCCATCGTCAACGGCAATACGCTGGATAACGCGATCGTGGTCGATATGAACGGAACGGAAACGCTCAATGGGTTTGGGATCTGGAACATGTTGAAAGGTGAGGGTGTACTGTTCGCCTCTGACGGGACGAATTTCCATAGCCCAGACGGCATCACACGGCAGCGTATACGCGCGCTGGCGTACAGTACAACCATCAATATCACCGCGCTGGCGTCAGCATATTATGAGGTGGGCGCGTTAACTGGGAATGTCACGACGCTCGATATGGGGAACCCCTATATCGGGCAGCATGTGAGAATTCGGTTTTACCAGGACGCCACTGGCGGGAGGACTGTTGCCAATCCGGCAGGATCGAAAGTGGCTGGGAGTTTGGCCTCGGCGGCCAATCAGGCCTCTATTTTGGATTTAACCTACTCTTCCCAAGCATTGCGCTGGGAGGGATTCTGGACGCAGATTCCGGTGTAGGGGATGGGTATGCCGTGTGCGCGATGTCATGGGCTGATGGTGGAGCGGCCCTGCTGGGAGCGGGACTCCTGGCAGGTGTCGCTTCGATGGGCGAGGCCGGTCATGATGTGGAGTTGCCTGAATTGCGGGAACTGTCTCGATCGGACCATCGCATTCCATCAGCATGCGCAGAGAGAGGAGATGGCCTCGGCACGACATCAGCATATTTGGGACGAAATCCGGCAACAGGTGCAAGCGGTGGCGTGATGAATCAGCGCACGGGGGGATGGAATGGTCATCCAATACTGGCAAACGCAGTGTAAAGCGTGTGGTCGGCCGTTAGAGAAAGAAACGCTCGCGACGCCGTGGAAATGTTGGGGATGCGACTGGTCTACAGAGGACCTTAGCCGAAACCATCGCTGGGACGGGGTGAGTCAACGCCCAAAGGGGAGCATTGATGAGTGAAACCTTAGCCGAATTCATCGCCCGGCATGAGTGTAAGGGTGGCAAGCCGAATTTGAAGATGTACCTGGACACGCTCGGAATCGAAACGATTGGCTACGGGCACAATCTCCGCGATAAGCCGATCACGAAGAAGGCGGCGGATCAGATTTTCCTCGACGACCTCACCGATGTGCAACTCGAAGTCACGCACGCCTTCCCCTGGTACGCCGAACTCTCGCCGCCTCGGCAATGGGTGATTCTGGATATGGCGTTCAACCTCGGGCTGGCGGGCCTCAAGAAGTTTGCGAGGTTCTTGCAGGCGGTCGAGCTGGGCAATTACGACACGGCAGCGGATGAGATGCTCGATAGTGTATGGGCCAGACAAGTGAAGGGGCGGGCGTTGGAGTTAGCGCAGATGATGCGTGGATCGGAGTATGCGTGAACGACCAACATGGGTTCTGGTGGGATGTGATTGAGGCCCTGTCTAAAGGAATTGCCCTACTCCTGGCAGCAGGGTTTGGCTGGCTCACACGGAAATTCACGTCCGTGGAGGCGCGTATGGATAGCATGGAAAAAGACCTGCGTGAACGGACTCAGACCGCCACGACCAACATTGCTGTGCTGCAATCCTATCACGTTGCCAATACGCACCGCTTATCAGCGATCGAAGCCACCACGCAGCGCATGGACGCGAAATTGGATCGATTGATTGAGAGGGGCAAATGAGCGACGATCAAACCGACAAGAAACCATCCAAGTTTCATCACCCGCATTTCTGGATCTGCCTACTCCTGACGGCGGGGGAGTTCTGGGTTCTCTACTTCGTCGTGACCTCCAGCATCCCGGAGGCCAATCAACGTATTGCCGACATGATGCTGGGGACGTATAGTACGGCTTGGCTGGGGTCGGTCGGGTACTGGTTTCAAACCACCTTTGGCAGTAACAACAAAACTGATCTGCTCGCCAAGGCGGAGCCGATCAAACTCTAACGGAGGGGCTATGAGAAGTGAGGTGGCACAGCAACCGATAGATTCATGCGCGGGTTCGAGCCTGTAACCGAAAGAAAGCGAAGCATCATGCGTAGGATCGTTGTCGGATATTCTGGTGGTGTTACGTCGGCGTGGGCTGCGGCATGGGCCTTGCGCCAGTTCCCGAAAGGCGAAGTCGTATGGCTCTTTCACGACACCAAGGAAGAGCACCCAGACACGTACCGGTTCCTTAGAGAATTCTCTGAGGCTGTAGGCCATCCAATTACAGAGCAGTCGGACGGGCGCTCCGTAACTCAGGTATTCCGTGATGAGCACGCCATTGCCAATAACCGCATGGCCTTCTGTTCGCGCATCCTGAAAGCCGAGCAGCGAGACAAGTATTTCAAGATGCTTAGGGCAGCAGGCGTCATAGACATCACAAATGTACTGGGCTTCTCTGCTATCGAATGGCAGCGCGTCCAGAGAGCCACGGCGCGAGGCTGGCAGGGCGGCTACAAGACTGCTTTCCCGCTTATTGACGGCAAAGTCACCAAGCAACAGGCAGCCGATTATTGCGTATCTCTGGGCGTCAGGCCGCCAGCAATGTACCACTGGTCTGAACATGCCAACTGCATCGGATGCGTGCGCGGCGGGAAGGCGTACTGGCTCAAGGTTGCCGAAATGGAACCAGGAGTCTTTCAGCAACGCATTGAATTGGAAGCTGAATTTCGTCACACTATTCTCAAAGATACGTCGCTGATTCAATTGCAAAAAACTGGCCTGAAACGCGCCGTCCACTCGCGTGAAAGTATCGACATAGGGCCTTGTGAGTGTGGCGGATGATTTCATTGTACTCTGGGAGAATTCCCTAATAATGGAGGATCAATCATGAAGGCTGTGGTGTTGTTACTATGTGCGATGTCGCTATCTTCCTGCATTACGCCGTACAAAGAGCCGAGCGGGAAATTCGTCAAGGTGGTCCCCGCTGAGGACCGCTCATCCTTTGGAACCAATTTATCCTTTGGGCGGTTGGCACGATGTGAGGGTCCAGACAAAAAAGTGATGTTCTACACAGATGGGGATTTCTCAAATTGTATTCTCCTGACAAAGGCCGAACAGGATGAATGGATGTTTGGCTATTCGCGTGGGGCTGGTCCTGAGATTGTCGGCGCGGCGATTGTCGGGGGCTCGATTGGGGCGGGAGCGGCCTTGAGTGGGGGGAGTACGGCCGCCTCGGCGAGTGCGCGTGCGTCGAATACCGCAATCCAAACCGTGACCGGCGGAAAGCATCGGCGATAGATGAGTGGAAGGAAGCTGAAAAAGCCGTGGCAGGACTGGCTGAGCATCGATCTCCTCTTGTTCATCGTCATCGTGCTCTGTCTGATTGGATTGACCATCATGGCGATGCTCATCCCGCTCAAAGCCAATGCGGGGGGTTGCCTCGTGATTGATGTCCCACCTGGGGCCGTGGTGAATCAGCCGGACGGCGATACCTTCCATGTCTTCGCCTTTCAGCCGGGGGGCGTCGTCAAGATCCGCGTCGAGGGCGTCAATACCCCAGAGAAGAAGGAACCGGGATGGGCCGAAGCCAAGGCGTTCACGAAAGCCTGGCTGGCCCGTGGACCGTTCAAGGTGATGACCTGCGGGAAGCCCACGATTGATCGGATCGTGGGCTCCGTCGAACGAGACGGCAAGAGCCTCGCCCAAGACCTCATCGCCCACCACCTCGGGCGCTAGCCAAACCGCCACATGAGACACATTTACGCCCCACATTCAATCCGTTATCGCGCCTCCATATTCCTAACCTCGCAATAATCCTCATGTTCGATTTCGGCACCAGCCTTGCTGTATCTCCAATCATTACAGATTGGAGGTGATGCCCAATGGTTTCCTACGACGAGCATTTAGGGTTTCTCGTGAAGCAGACTCGCGGAGCGAGGGCCGAGCAGCAAGGGTTTCTCGATGCACGGAGTTTCCCGGAGTGGACAAAGCCGGTGGAATTTTCCGCAGAGCCCTATGAGCAGCAACGGTACAATACGGGGTTTATTGATGGCCGCACGATGCTCCTGTGTGAGCAGCACGACCGAGCAAAGGAGGGTGGATCATGATGACATGTCCCTATTGTCACGACCGGGAAATTGCATTGACCCTGACCGACCAGGGCGGGACGTACTCCATGTGTAACGTGTGCTCGCTGGCGTGGGGCATCAAGGCCCAAGCCTCGACGGCGCGATGTGAAGTGCTGGCGCTGGAATACTGGGCGAGCCTGCCGGATGCGCGGGTGGCGCGATGAGCGTTGCGGACTCAGAAATTGAGGATCCGGCAGACTACTGCGCCTGTGGCAACTGGGCCAGGGTCGGGAAGAAGACATGCTATGAATGTGACCTGGATCTCCAGGATCTCTATTCTGAGATGAAGTATCAAGACGAGAAGGAGAAAACATGACCCGCGAACCGTATCGGTTAGAATTCGACATCACGCGAGACTATGTGGACCGGCTCGAACGGATGCACGGGCTTGAGGAGCGCACGGCCACGGCGCCACGGACCGCCGACTATGGTGATGTGGTGATCTGGATGGTGGGGTTCCTGGCGGCTGGCTGGATCATTGGCAATCTCTAGGAGGGGCCATGAGGTATTTCCGCTACATGTTTTCCGATAACTTCTTGGGCCTGGACCGGCACGACTCCGGGTATCTGGTGAATCGCAAACCCGTCGTGACCAAGTTCACGCAGCCGAGAAACACGCAGCGCGTGAAGGCGGCGAGCACCCGGATGGGGATACGGTTTCTCAAAAAACTAGACAGGATGGGATTATGATGAGCAAAAAGATCAAGTGCTTCGGTGGGGAAAAAGTGCGCAAGCTCGCCAATACCCAAAGCGGAAACACGAATCGAGCAAAAGGGCTGTTGAAAAAGCTCGCGAAACTGGGGGTGAAATGATGGGGCGACCAAAGATCGGATGCGAGACATGGGAGAGTATCACGATCACCAAACCGAGCGTGGTGCGGCGGATCATCGCGGAGGCGTCCAAGAGCCAAACCAAGCCCTCGACGTGGGCGGCGGAGGCGCTTGAGGATTTCATTCTCAAGTATCGCTCAGGGGCGTATGAAGGCGATCAGGCCAGGTTTGATGCGCGAGAGGCAGACCGGACAGCGGAGTATTTCGACTAATGCTACTCCCGTGCACCAGCGGGAAAGAGGCGAGCCAGTGCCGGGAATGTGGAATCCCTGGTGATTGGACGACGCGGGAATTTCGAGCGATGAAGTTGTGCCCGGAATGCTACGATAATCAAGCGCCATTGAGATTTGTGAGAAAGGAGCGATATGTCAAACGTAGTACCAAAAGAGAACGAGACAGGATTGAATCGGGACAAGATCGAACTCATCAAGAAGACGGTTGCGAAGGGAGCGACAGACCTGGAGCTTGAGCTATTCTTTCATGCTTGCAAGCGCACAGGGCTAGACCCACTGATGAAGCAGATTTACGCCATTAAGCGATGGGACAGCAAGGACAAGATTGAGAAGATGACGTTTCAGACCGGCATTGACGGCTACCGACTGATTGCCGACCGAACAGGACAATACGCCGGGTCGAGTGATGCTGAGTATACCGTGGGACTTGATGGCGTCCCTGCTGTGGCGAGGGTCACAGTGACCAAGCTGGTGAGCGGTATACCGTGCCTGTTCTCCTCATCGGCGCGGTGGGATGAGTATGTTCAGCTTGGCAAAGAGGGACATCCTACGAGCATGTGGAAGAAGATGCCGTTTCTCATGTTAGCCAAGTGTGCGGAAGCCTTAGCCTTGCGGAAGGCGTTCCCGGCTGAGTTGAGCGGCGTGTATACGCATGAGGAGATGCAGCAAGCCGAGGATCAGCGAGCCACGCCTACTCAATCCTACACCACGCACAAGGCGACGGCCGCCAAGAAGATTGCTGAGCTGCGAACGGAAGGCGCAAAGCAGGCCGACACGCCGAGCCCTCTTGATTGGCGGAAGGCGTTCCCGGCCACGCCGAGCCCTCTTGATTGGGACGCCTTCCTCGACTACGCCGGTGACGATCCCGACCGGATGAACGTGGTGACGCAGCTCAAGGAGGCGCTTGCGATTGGCATGGTGTCGGACTTACAAGGCGAGGCGCGGGTGAGTTTTGTCAAGGAGTTTCAGCAATCGTGCAAGGATACGGGCGTTCCGTGCTTGGAGTGGGTCAAGTGAGAGTGCGCACAGGTGGGCGCAGCGTGGAGATCCCGGACGAGAGAATGGTGAGGGCGGAAGGCCGCTCCGTTAAAGCGCAAGCTCCTGTGCCGGATGGCGCGGTGGTGGCCCCCTCACCTCTCCCTGGCTGGCCGAAGCCGACCGACAAATGGAATTACGCCTACGCGCAATTCCTAGACCTGGAACGCCACGCGGGCAACATTCAGCATTGGTGGTATGAGCCTGTGTCCCTCTGGTTGGTCAGGCCGAACAGAGAGACGAAAGACCAAGGGGTGCGGCATAAGGTGGATTTCATGGTCTGGCAGAACGACGGCAGCTTGACCATGATCGAAGTCAAGGGACATTCGCGGAATCTGCGAGACGGGATCACGCGGTACAAAATCGCCAGGGAACAATTCCCCTGCTACACCTGGCGACTGGTGACGAGAGATGGGAGCGGGTGGCGGGATTATTAACCACGGAGGTGTGCGATGAGTCTCGATAAATTTATCAACTGGACCGATCAGGGCTTGGCACCGGATGAACACCCCGCCGAGGATGCCGGGGTCGCGCTGGCGTCAGGGTATTTTACGGTAACGGATGTCCGGCGCATGGTCGCCGAAATTCGGGAGCTACGGAATAATAACTAGAGTACGGCGAAGGGCGGCGTGGAAGGACACGCACGGACGCTATAAACGCTACCGGATTTGTCGATCAGGAGTGGCAGGCGGACGGAGTGCTGAACGAGAATGGGCACTGGCGACAACCATCCCAGGATCTATGCGAGCCGGTATCAAGCCCCGGCCCCTCGCTACTTACAAGGAGAAGCATCCATGAACATGAATCAGTACTGGCGAGAAACCGTGTGCTTTATCTGTGGGACCTTTCTCGGGGCCGGGGCGATGCTCTGGGTCATGGTCGAGGTGTACGAAAAGCCGCGTCCTGAGCCGGTGGTGGTGGATCGGTTGGTGCCCCGCGAGCTAGCCAACATCGAGGAGCAGATCAAGGAACTCAAAGCCACGGTGGAGGCAAACTATACCCGGCAGGTGCAACGGCAGAAAGAGGTGCGGTTCAAAACGGAGAAACTCGAACTGGCGAAACAAGTCCATGATGTCCAGCTCGTGACGGCGCAAGAGGGGGCGGATCATATTCGGCACATGGCGCAGGAATTGGGCGTGACCAGGATGGTGGTGAAATGATGATGTCGGTAGGTAGTTTATTTTCTGGAATAGGGGGTATGGATCATGGACTTGAACGAGCTGGAATGCGAATCGAGTGGCAAGTTGAAAACAATGAATACTGTAACAGCGTCCTCGCTAAACATTGGCCTAGCGTTCCCCGCTACGGAGACATCAAAACGATTGACTGGCGCACGGTCGAAGCAGTCGATCTTGTCTGCGGCGGATTCCCTTGTCAGCCTTTCTCTTGCGCTGGGAAACAGCAAGGCAAAGAGGACGAGCGTTATCTCTGGCCGGAAGTGGTCCGCTGTCTCGCCGTTCTCCGGCCCACTTGGTTCCTTGGTGAAAATGTGTATGGCCTCCTCCATTTGGGGATCGAGCAAGTGTGCGCTGACCTGGAAGCCCTTGGTTATCAAGTCGCGGTGCTTGGGATTCCAGCTTGTGCTGTC